CTTCCAGTGTAGTCGTCATATTGTACTCCTAGAAATAATAAAGAACCTCCCACCAATTAAGGTAGGAGGGCAAGTAGATTAGTCGTTTCTGTACTTGTTTACAGTACCACAAACGTCTGGACGATTCACAGTCACACCGAAAGCTAGGTATGTATCAATGAACCACTGCTTCTCTTTATCATCGAAGAAGATGTTAGAGGTAAGCGGTATAGTCTCACCAGCAAGTAATGACTTAGGGTGCATGATAATTGCTACGGCATCAGCCTCAGCAGCAGTCAAGTCATAAGCATTAGAGTTGTTAGCGTTAGATAGTTTGTGACCAGTGATTGCTGCGGTAGGAATCCTAGCAGTCTTAACGATACGCGCACCGTTAATCTCGTAGATAGTACCTTTAGCGAAGTCACCATTACCAGCAGAGTAATCCCTGCTTAGTAGCTTCTCGTTGTCACGAAGAGTCTTGTAAGCTGCTGGACGAACAAATACAATCAAGTCTTCAACTGGAATGTCTTCTTCTTCCATCTGTACAATGATGTCTTCGATAGCTTCTGCAAGCTTATCAGCATCTTCCTCGTCACCAGCCTGTAATAGCTCAATTGCTTTACCAGCACCGATAGCTGAGTTAAGTCCAGAAGGAGCTGACTGATGTGAACCCTTGATACACTGGATCAAGAAAGCTTCATCGAAGAATTTTCCAATCTCTTTACCGTGGTCACGGGCAAGTTCCATACGTGCATCAAAATGCGTCTGGAATTCATTCAGCATAGACCTGTTATCCCTGGCAATGATAACAGTATCTACAGTAAGTGACACCTTACCAAATCCGGTAGGGATAGAATCTGGCCTAACACCAGGAGTAAGAGCCTGTAACTGAGTACGGCCTACACGGTTGTTCACGATAGTATCAGTACCGCGTACTGGACGTATCATAGCGAACTCACGCATAATAGAAGATTTAGCGAACTGGCTTTCAACTTCGCCACCGTATTCGTCAATCATTAACGATACATCAACATCCGAAAGATGCGAAGAGTCTGTAGGTATAGTCATAGTGTATTCCTATTATTTATTAATTAGATGTCTTTAGTGACGCAGCACGTAATGCACGTAAACGACTTATCTCGTGCGTATCATTCTTATTATATGCTTCTTTCAATTGATTCACATAGTCAGAACGATTTATGTACTCGCCATTAGAGGCGGAAGTTGTTACAGCAGAAGTACCGGAAATCTGTTTATTATTTAATGAGCTATTTCCTTTGTCCTTCTCGTATAACGCTAGTAGTTCCTTTGCTGCCATAGATGCTGCGGTTGCATTCAAATCGAACATCTGATTGAAACCTTGGCATACTTTAGCAAATTCACTGTCCTTAGATGATTTGTCTCTGGCCCATTGCTGTACTTTGGTGTAATTAGCTTCACCTCCGGTAGCAGCATAAGCAGCTTCACAAATCTCTTTAGTTACTTTTGTCTGTGTCTCATAGTAAGTCTTAGCTCCTAATACAGCCAGCTCAGCCTTGGCTTTACCCAGCTTATCAGTAAGAGTCTTCATGTCCACCTTAGAGAAATCTCCGGTGGACATAGCCTCCTTGAATAAGGCATAGGCTTCACCTGGCTCTACCTTAGCATCAACTAACATACTCACAACAGCATTAGCATTACTGTCACCGTAGTCTGGGTACTCGGTAGGTATCTCCTCTGGTACGACTTCTGCTACAGGTGTGTCTGTAGGCGCAGGAGTTTCTGCTGGTTTAGGTGCTTCTACTGGTGCAGGAGTTTCAATATTCAACGCATCCGTAGGTGCGCTCGTTGGCTCTAGTGGCGTTTCAGTTATCATAGTATTCCTTTAATTACACTTGTCTTACAGCTTCTTTTCCGGCTTCTTCGGCAATGTTAGCACCAGCTTGCATCTCTAATTGCTGCTGTTGCATCTGTTGCTGTGCCTGTTGTTCAGCTTGTACTTGTTCTGGCGACTTAACGAATTTCTCGTAGTCAACTCCTCTGCGTACACCAATGTACGCAGCGAACCGTAGTGGGTCAATTACCATACGTATCTCTTCTGGTACTTCATTTAGTAACTGCATATCCATAACGAATAACCGTAAATTATCCAAGTCACCTGCTCTACTTAGTGAGTCTAATCCTGTGATGATTTGTGGATAAATAGTCTTGTCGTCACCAATCTTGAAGTCCAGTCTACGTAATAATAGTATAGCTAGTTTTAACTGCCACTCCTCAGCAAACCTAGAATAAATACCACCGTGTGCTACTTCTAATTCCTGAGCAACATAACGTATTTCCTCGGCTGTAACGCGTTCAGCATCACGCTGAACTGAGCTATTCAATAAGAACGCCTGTGATATTTGCTGCTCGAATCGCTGAATCATTGTGTCAACGAATTGCATGTCCATTTGCTTATTGAACTGAGGTGTAGTGATGTCACCCTCTTTTCCACTGTGGTAAGTACCAGACTCGGAGTCATTAAGCTGCTTAACATCTATTACAGATGCCGGGTCAACTAGGAACTTTATGTCTGCTGCTATACCAACCATGTCCACAAGGGAGTTGTTCAGCACATGCAGTGCATGGAATGCACCCGCGTAATCCTCAACTAATCCTCTTCCATAGTCTTCACCTCGAACTAAGTTCCAGGTAAGTACAGTGTACGGGAAGTCCTCTTGAGTCCATGTAGCCTTAGAGTCTAATAAGAAGTCATCAGCAGCTTGCTTCATAACGAACTTGCCAGCTTCATTGAGACATATTTGTGTATATAGTATTACGTCTGTAGAGGCTTTGTACTTCTTATTCTTACAGGCATCCTTGATTAGTTCCTGTAATGTCGGGCTGAATGTGCCAAATGCCTTCTTGTCTCTAGTCATTAGTTCAATTACATTACCTGACAAGTCACGTACTACACAGTAGTCACGTAAACCATACGATTGCACTCGGCTATTCGCTGCATCAGGATGGTAGACTAGCGAATTACCAGTTACTATAAGAGCCTTGGTTACCATAGTAGCCTCAGTTCTAAAGCTGCTGTAGTTCAGGATACGCATTGCATCCTTCTCACCTTGGGCTAATGATTTGTCCAGGTTGTCAATTACTACCTGAGCATCCTCATCGCCTTGTTGTGCAGCCTCATTCAATTCAGCTATAACATCATCCGATACATTCAACCTAAAGAATGGTGTATGTAGTGGGAATAAGGTCATAGATATTTTATTAGACAGGTTATTAACTGCCTTCGGTCCTGTGCTATCGACAGGCCCTTGTTGCTCAGTATCTTTCTGTCCAAGTATAGGGAAGATGTACGGTAATGTCAATAGTGCATAGTCTTCGCACCGCTTGTACATTGCAGTCTTCTTGTTATCTAATACCTGGAATCTCTGGGCTAAGTTCGACCTTGATTCATTCATAAGTCAATCCTTAAATGTTTAATCCGCTAGAACCTAATCCACCAAGTACATCTGTACCTGTTGTCTTTTTTCTAGCTGCACTACGTCCAGATACTCGTTGATTCTTTACATCAGTAGAGCCGATTACTATACTAGCTCCTGTGTCTGTAACCGGGCCAGGTGCAGGTGCATCTGGAATCTTAGGTGCAGGTAAAGTTGGTATTCTAGGTGATTTGAAAAATTGTGTCATTATTCATCCGTATTAGTGTTCCTTGTTGTGTAGGCTGGTATTGGAACTTCTGTAACAGTTTTATGAAAGCTGCATCGTGACCCACTCTTGCCATAGCATTAGCAAAAGATAGTACGCATTGCCTCTTATCGAACCATTCTGTAACTTCCTTCATTAGCCTTATAGAAGCCTTAGTTAATCTACGATTCGGTAATACATAGAATTTATTCAAGTACCCTATGTACTCGTGGTGACACTCATCCGTGCGCTGTAATACAGCAAAACCATTAAGCGTGTCTCCCGTGTAATCTACAAGGATACACCCGTCAGGGTCGTGAAGTGTATTGAATAATGCCCGATACGAGTTATTTTCTGAATACTTTAATGGGTAATCTGATTCCTCTAAGAATACTTTACCAGCAGATATTATATCCTCTATTCTATAATCCCAATTATATACTTGCATTATGAGTTACCTAATAGTCTTTGTAGGAAGGACTTAGGCTTAGCGGGTTTTATATCAGCAGGGTCACCAGATATAACTGTACCTGATACCGAGTGCAGTATGAAGTCTACTACAATTCTCATGCCAGCATTGTACATTAACTCATCCTGACTAACTCCAGGCTTAACCTGAGTGACAGGAAATCTCCTATCTATCTCTTTGGCAAAGTCGTGGCTTACGGCAGGTAAAGTTGCTACGTATATTTTCTTATGTTTCATATAACCTCTTGGTACTACATACAGAACACATTAGCCGAAAAAGTATTTACTATCAATGACTTGACCTAGATTTAGGCTACCTTTTATTGGTGGGTCATTTAGAGTAATTCCAGCGTTGTCCTCGTTAAAAATTTTAAAGTCCACTAGTGGGTCGTTTGTTCCGTACAAGTCAATGAATGCTTCACGTATTGACCTGTGCATAATGTCTGTATCAGCAGCATGAGTACCGTAGTCATCATGTATGAATGCAAAGTCAGTTACACCGTATTCGACTGCCTTAAGGCAGGTCTGCATTAGATGACAGGCATCCATGCTGTGTACGAAATTAGGTGCTATGGCTAACTTATTCTTTAGTACATCCATCTTATTAGACTGACTGCCGATACGTAATTGAATCTTTCCGGCAAGCTCTGTACGGACACGTTCAATGTTTATCGTCTTCCTGTCTTGTATTACAGGGAATCCTAATGGAGTCCACCACATGATACTGTTGTTAGTCTTAGCCACGGTACTAGCTGACTTCTGTAGCCAGTCCATAGCTTGCCTTGCAGCTACAACCACGTCAGCTATTGAGGCCCAGAGTATCGGTGTCAGATACGATGACATCTTGAATCGTGTCTCTTTTGGGAAATGTTCTGGTGCATCCTCTGCCATGTACTTGTATATGTAATCCCTGCATGATTGCACAGTTGAACCATACGGTAAAGTCATCACAGGACGCTTAGCCAGCCCTCTAGGTAACACTCCGCCTACTGACTTAGCAAATGCAAGCCAGGCATCAGCCATTTCTCCTGTGTGCGCTTGTAGCTTATCTGTACACACCTTAGCTACTTCCTGATATATATCAGAAGGTACTTCTTGTGGCACTAGATTAGTGGCTTTACCGCCTATAGAATCCCTGAGCATAGCTGAGAAGTTCTGTAGTCCGTTGCAGCTACCATCCAATCCAATTGGTAAATAGCTCAGCATCTCCGGGCCTTCTTGCATGTACCTACTGTATTCAAAACAGAACGCTAAGAACTGCCAAGGTTTATCAGCATTACCCCAGAACTCTGTGTTATCTAGTGGTGACTGTGCAGCTCTACGGATATTGTCTGAGTTACGTATAACCCATTTATGTCTATCCTTGTAGGATACCTTATCTTCACCATAACAATTAGCTCCATGTACTGCTAGCCAGAATGCACCACGCTCAGTTAGGGGTTTACCATTAGCGAACCGTAATAAACTCTTGGAGTAATCAGGCCCTTGTGGTGACATACCGGATACCGTAGCGTATATACGTCCACGGAAATCACACTGGTACACAAACCAGAATCTATCGTAATCCTTGAACTCAGTAGCCAACCGCATAACACGGACAACCTGGAAGCATTTAGATACACGGTCACGTTCCATTGTGTGAACTATCCTAGCCTCAGTCTTCCAATCATCAAATGCTACTTTATCGTCAGCAGTGAACTCAGCCTTCTTCTTTCCAGCCACCGGACTTGTGGGAAGTACAAACGGCTCCGATTGAGGTAGGCCAATTGGTAAAGACATATCCCATGCTTGCTTGAATACATTATACACATCCTGGTTTATCTGCCAAGGTACACGCTGTATAGCATTAAGGGCAGATGTAACATTCTCTATATCACCATCGAACATAGCCTTGTGTACTGGACTTCTGGTCTTGACCATAGGAGTTCTGTATCGTAGCTGTGGTGTATAGTAACCACCTTCATGTAATCCGGTCCAGTCCTCTGGCTGTATAACACACGGTACTCTATCCGGGTTAAGCAGCTCAGCGTACTTGTTGAAGTCCTGTACCCATTTAAGGGCTGATGCACTAGGCATGATCTCTACAATCATCTTACCACGTTTACGACTAACCTTCTTTTCGATAAGGTCTGTAGTACTAAGTATCACATCAATGACCTTAGTGCCTACAGATACCTTGTCATCTAAGCCCCAGGAGGCCCAGCGTACATCTTTTCCATTAGCCTTGTGCGTTAGTACCCTGTGCATGTGTCGGTAGTTCTTAGTACCTTTACGCTCGAAGTCCTTAATGATTGCCTCGTAATACTCACCATGCTGTTTATGAAACTTAGCGAACTTTATCTCATCCTCAATCATAGTGCCTATATGCCCGGCTAATCTGTGCAGACTTGATTCCACGGTGAAGTGGTTAAATAAACAACGAAGGCCAAAGTAAGCTGCCTTCATAGGCTCCACCTGTTTCAGAAGCACACGGTACTTAGCCTTAACACCAGTACGTGTGCTATTATTGTACGCCTCTATAGCCTCAGCAATAGGAGCTATGAACTCTTTCATAAGTGCTTGTGAGTACCTGGTATCAGCAGCTCTACCACCAACCTCAGCGGTTGTAATAGAATGCCTGTACCTGGATATACCATAAGCAACCATACGTTTTTCCAGCTCTACTTGTTCCTTCATCGTTGTCATGTTTTCTTAACCGCCCTTCGTTTACGTGCTTTCGCGTTTCGGTCTAATCGTTTATCGTCATCAGTCTTGTGTGTAGGGTGGTATATACCGGATGGTGCTGCAATGTACTTCTGCCAGTACTCAAGTAATCTCTGTACCCACCAATCTACTGTACCGTCACGCTTGGCTCTACGGGCAAGATTAAATACCTTGCCCTCAATACCATTGCAGTTACGGCATAGTACACCACGGATACATCCTGTTACATGGCAGTGGTCTAAGCAGATGTCCTTAGATTCCACCCTCGCTAGATTTATCCGGCACAATGCGCACCTGCTCCCCTGCATCAGAAGTAATTTTTGCTTCATTGCTGGTATCTGTGCTGTCTTCATCTTCATTGCATTGTACTCGCTGTATAAATTCTTCTATGAATATCTCTAACTCGGCATCAGATGGTCTGAAATCCACGTCATGTGTATTAGAAATAGTTGGAACATGTGCTAACCAGTCTTTGTCTACAACTACACCGAAGTTCTTTTTAACGAACTCTCGGATTAGTGCGTACAGTTTACTAGCGTACATGGTTTCTGTTATTACCAGCATACTGTACTGGCGAGTTTCTTCGTCTTCGTAAGGGATAACTACCTTAGTAGTCCCCTTCAACTTCCCCTTCCTCATACACCCTCTGTAATTTACGTTCTTCTTGGTAAGCCCATTGCTTTAGTTCTGCTGATAGTACCTTGTCTGTACTCTCAATCTCTGTAGCGAATACTCGCATAGCTGTCCGGCTTGCCTTTGCCCATGCTGTATCGCCTTCCGGCTTTAGTGTAAAGTATTTAACTAGCATCATCGACATTACAGGCAGTACTCCTTCATCCACTTCATCACATCAGTCTCGTCTTCTTCTCTACGCATCCAGAGTAACTTAGCCTCTGACAAGAAAGCATGGCCATAAAGAACAGGTGTACCGTCACGCCAGTTATGGAAGCCATTGGCTTTACCACAATCGAAGAATAGCTCACGTACTGTATTGAATGCTTCCTTATTCGTCTTGCATGGATTGAGTATCTCATAAGCTAATACAGGGCCACATGACTTAGGCTTACCACTTAGGAAACGCTTAGTGTGTACTTTAGGTAACCCTTGTATGTTATCCGCCTGGTCGCCCATCAATAGCTGCGCCCAGAAGAACTTCCAGCCTCGACCTTTAATCTTCTTTGTCTTAGATTTGTTATCCATTACATGTAGATTAATCCAACCGTATGGGTCTGGGCCTGTGTCTGTAACTTCACCAGTGTCCCAATTGACCTGTAAGCCGGGAACCATGCACAAGTCTTTATCTTTGGTAGCTATAATGCTTAACTCAGGAGTTCCTTCTTGTATGGCCTTGTATTGAGCCATAGACATACCGTCATCAGCTTCGCAGTTCATGTACAATACACCACCGCGCTCCTTGTGCATCCACTCACGCATTGCACCTAGGAACTTAGGCTTGATTTT